ATAGTCTAAAGTTGTTCTAAAGTCTCCAGCTACTCTATTTGGTAAATACTTATATTCAGCATAACGTGGAACGTATCCAAATGTATCTGTACCATTTGATTGATAAGCATAAATTTCGTCATTTATTACTTCTTGCTCACCGATGTTTGCGAATGATGGCCAATAGAAATCTAAAGGATCAGTTTTTAAGTAATTTTTTGGTATACCTTGTTGATATGCAGGTTTTGGCATAACTGATAATACGCCGATAATATATCCATGTTCTTCGCAGAAATAACTACCATTGTAACCTGAACCTACTGATACGGCGTGACCTGCCATATTGCCTTGAGGTAAACCTGAAGTTTCACCAGTTGTATTTAGTACTTCTGATACTACTACGGGACTTTTTACACCAGTAATATACTCAGGACGTTGTAAACGTTTGTCAGATGATTTTACGCCAAAGTGTGCTAAGATATTTTCTATATAACGGGTACCGCCTCTAGCGTTTTTCTCTAACCACTCTTGTAATTTGAATGCTCTACGTAAATCATTAATAGTTGTAGGACTTGTTTTTAATGAACCGTCAGGGTCATATGCTGATACTGTACCACCGACTTCAATATTTGGACCTACTTGAATTACTGAACCTGCAGGAGTAATACCGTTTCCGTCAAAATGTGGGTTTCCTGATGCTGACCAACTAGGGTCTAGTACTACATCTCCAAGTGGAATATCTACTGCTTGGCCTTTTTGCGCAAATGGTAATGATGCAGTGAAATAATCATGCTCATAAGCTCTTAAGCGCATTTTTAATAATTCTGTTGAAGGGTTTGGACCGTCATTTAATTTATAATTAACCTCAGGTACTAAGTTTTGGTCTCTGTAATATTCGTTATAAATACATTGATACGCTGCAAAAGGTAATGCATTTACGAATCTAGTTGAAGCAGGACCACTAGGTACATATGGCGGTACTCCCATATAGTCTAAGAATTTGTTTTCATCGGGTGTTGTTGAAGGTCCCACAAATACTTGTGGAATACCACCGGTTGGTTTGTTTGTGATGAAATCCTGCCAGTTATCCCATACTATTCTGTTTGGTACGAAGAAATAGTGAATACTTACATCAAGCCTATGCATAACAGGAGCAATAAGTGGAGCAAAACGGATAAGAGTGTCAGCACTAATATCGAATTTGTCCCCAGGTACTGTTTCCATCGCCATGACTGGAATAAGTTCACCCATTTTTCCACTAAGTTTGACATCATGTGTTAAATCAAATGTGTTTTTTTTCGGTTTTTTTAATTGAATTGAGTTAAATAAATTTTTCATAATCTGATACCTCCTCTACTTACGGTGTAATACTTTGATACTCTTTTTTTGTTGCCTCGTTTACCATAGGACTTTTTTCTGTAGTTTGATTTTTTTCTGTACATATATTTGTTTGTTTTGGGTTTATAATTTTTATGCTCGAAACTCAAAGGCAAGCCTACGCTTCGCTTCGGTTACCCTTGCCATTTCGTCTCTACGCATTCATTAGCTTACGCCTACCATGAGCCACCTGCTCCATTTGGTGCTGTATATGAATTTGAATTGTTTAAAGGTACTACATTGTCTAAGAATTGTGTAATAATTCTTAAATATAAAGGGTCTGTTGGTTGTATACCAGTTTCCTTTAAATTTTTGTCTAATTGTTTAAGTTTGCCATCTAATATTGTGTTATTTGTAACGGCATCTAATTGGCGCATTTGTTTTTGTATAAGTTGTTGTTGAATTTCGTTGTTTTCAACTCTTGCTCTAGACTCTAATATTTGTTGATAGGTCGCTGCGATATCACTAGCGTTTTTTAATCGCTCCCTTTCATCTCTGTTTAAGTCTAGTTGCATTTTTTGGTCTAAAGCTTTTTGTTGTTGTGCTAAGCTTTGGTTTTCTAATTTTGCTTTTTCTAATACTGAATCTTTTAATTCAATTGCTTGAGCTCTTTGGAAATCGTTAGTTGCAGTTTGTGATACTGTATTTGCAGTTTTTGCATCTGTTAATAAAGCTTCTTTTTTCATTAAGGCATTTTGTTCGTTTAGATTATCTGTTTGTGCTTGTGTTCTTTTAACATCGTAATACTCCATTAATTTGTTTGATACATTTCCCATTGATGCATTTAAAGCATTTGCATCTAACATTGGTGCATTTTTACTACTTGGTGTTGGTTTAGGTGTTGATAATGTTTGTGCAGTTGTGTCAGCTCCTTTTCCATATACTAAGTTTGGATTTAATCCTGCTTGTCTTAATCTGTTCATTTGTTCTTCGGGTGAGTTGTACGCATTTGTTCTATTCCAGGCATCTAAGGAATCTTGCTTTTGCATATTGTACATATACTCTTCGTGTTCACGATCAAGTCTGTTTTGTTTTTCTTGTGATTTTTTGTTAGATCTAGATACCATACCCATGCCTATTAGTGAAGCTACTGCTGAAGCTATACCTACTATTGCAAGGGCGGGTAATACCATTATTACGCTTAATATTTCCATAATTTTGCTATAATTTTTTTTTAATTTTTACTAATTGGTGTCAATTAGCACTAATATATCAAGATAGTATTAGTGCCCTTCGGGTAAGTCGTTTTGGGTTTTCGTTTCTTCTGACTTCTTTGCTTTACGTTTTTTGTCTTCATTTTGGTAACGCTGAATTTTTTCCTCGTTTTGCATTTTCATGATTTGTAAATCTACTAAATCGAGTGTTTTAGGGTTGATACCATCTGACCCATCTTCATCCTCCCATAGTTCGTTTTGTTGTCCGCCAACGTCTAAACCTCTGGCGTAACGGTCCATAATTTCACGAACTGTCATACTTTGGTCAGGTACTGTCATTGAAGGTTGAGTAAATTTTTTTGAACTGTCTTCACGTTCATGTGCATTGAGTGAGTTAAATACTTTCATAATGTTAAATTCTTTCTTTGTTCTTTTTTCTTGGTTGCAATGTTACGGCGAATCATGTCTTCTTTTTCCATCTGTTTTAATAATGTTGATAAGTCTAGTTTACTGTCCGATATTAATTGCTTGGTTTTTAAGTGGTTAATAATTTTGTCCTTTTGATATTGTGTATAAATCTTGTCTTTATAATATCTTGGCATGGCTATTTTTTTCCCATCTAATAAGGGTATATACATTCGTTCTTCTAAATCGTTTTTGTGCCATTGTACCATTTGAGGAGTTAAGTAATTAAGGCCCATTTTCTTTGACATAAGTGAAAATTCTTTTTGTCTGTCATCATTTTGATGTTTTGGAATCATGCCATCTTTTGACATATATTTGAGTGTATAACCTACTGATGCAGGGGATACATTTCCGAAATGTACATTTCCGAGATTCCAGGCTTTTATAATGTTTTGTTCGTCAGCATTGAATAATACCATGTGATAATGTGGTCTCATTGTTGTACTTCCATATTCACCACATGCATAATATTTGATGTTTTTGTTGTTTTTACCATAAGATTTTCTAAGTCTTTTAAGAAATTTTTGTAAGTCAGACTTTAATAAAGTCATATAATTTTTATCTGTTATTGGTACGTTTTCAGGTGAGTAAGTTAAAGTTAAGAAAAAAGCGGAAGTCGAAACCTCCGCTTGTTTTAATAGTCTAAATGACCATCCTGATACTCTCCTAGCTTTACAGTTGTAACATTTTCCACATGGTAATGTGGTATTTTGTCCGTTAATCTTTTTTGACCAGGGTGATATACATTGTGCCATTTAAGTGTGTAAATAAAATAATTCGTAATCTTCGATATATAACTCTTTAACAATTTTTCCTCTTTCGGTTCTAAACTGTAATAAGAAATCTCCGAATCTGTCTACTGCTATACTGTACCTCATAGCATTGGTGTACCGAAAACTGGCATTGGTCTTGATGCTTTTACCTTATTTAGTATATGCATATATAAGTTGTCATCTGTTGACTGTACCGCGAATATACGGTTATTGTCCGCAGGATCGACTTCTATAAATTGTTGTGATAAGGTTGGTTGACTACCGAATATACGGCCTAAATGCCAATAAT